GCGACCGCCGCGCGCGAGGCACAGCCAGTCGTCATGCGGTGGCGTCTGTCCGGTGTCCTTGGTCGCCTGCCACAGCCCGCCGCCGTGCGCGACGACCTGCGCCGCGTAGTGAACCGCGCCGGGCGCGTAGAGCTTGACGATCGGCAACAGCCCGGGCGCGCCGCGATCTCCGGTCTCGCCCTTGTCGCCCTTCTCGCCGGGCTCGCCACGCGGGCCGACGTCGCCGGCTTTGCCGATAAGGCCAGCCAACCCTTGCTCACCTTTTTCGCCGCGTTCTCCGCGTGGGCCGATGTCGCCCTTCAAGCCCATTTCGCCGCGCGCGCCGGGCTCGCCGGTGGGGCCGCGTTCGCCGGCAGGACCGGAGGGACCGACAGCACCGGGCTCGCCAGCGAGGCCCGGATCGCCGGCAGGACCGGGATCGCCCTTCAGCCCAATATCGCCTTGCGGACCTGTTCCGCCGTCAGCGCCGCGCTCGCCGGCAGGTCCGGCGGGTCCGGCAGGTCCGATGTCGCCTGCGGCGCCACGCTCGCCGGTGGGGCCGGCTGGCCCGGCAGGACCGACTTCGCCGACGGCGCCACGTTCGCCTGCGGGTCCGGCAGGTCCGACGGCACCGGCGGCGCCGGTCTCGCCTGCGGGTCCGCGCTGTCCGATGATTCCGCGCTCGCCCTGCAATCCTTTTTCGCCGCGTTCGCCGGCTGGTCCGGCGGGTCCGGTCTCGCCGGCCGGGCCGGGCTGTCCGATGATTCCGCGCTCACCTTGCAATCCTTTCTCGCCAGCCGGGCCGGCGGGTCCGCGCTCGCCGTCTTTCACTTCGGCGAGCCGCGCGCGCACCATATCGAGCACTTCACCGCGCAGCGTCACGATCGCGGCCTGCATCTTGTCGATCGTGCCGTGCGCCTTGGCGATCGCGCTTTGCGCCTGCGCCTCGATCAGCGCGCGCTCGCGTTCCCAATGCCGGCGTTCTTGCACCAGCACTTCGCCGAGCGCCTCGCGCCATGCATCAAGCAGATCGTCGGCGGCCAATCCTTGAGGCGGCGCGTAGGATGTTTCTGACTTCCCGTTGGACGTTGTCGTCATGGCCTTTGCCTTCGACTGGTGACGCGGGCGGCTCGGACGGTTTCTTTTCGTCGGGCTTGGCGAGCAGCGCAGTCGGCGCGCCGGACACCGATGGCGGCGCGCCGGGACCGGGCGCTGCCGGGATCGCGCCGGCCGCCGAGAGCGGAACGACTTGCTGTTGCACGCGCGGCTCGTCGCCGAACTCGACATTGTCGAGTCCTTCGCGCTCGCGTGCTTCGTTCGGCGCCAAGATGCCGCCCTGCACACCGCGTGCGAGCGCATCGATGCGATCCTTGAAAGCCGAGCGCAGCAACGCGTTGGTCTCGAATTCGAGATATTCTTCGGGCTGTCCCTTCAATTGGAATAACAACCCGAACGCCTCTTCGATGTGGTTGAGCGCGAAGCCGAGCCCGGTGGCGATCCATTGCTGCATCAGCGCCTCGGTCGACGTGACGCCGGTGCCACCGAGACCGAGCAGTGCGAGCGGGATGCGATAGGCCAGCGCGATGTTCTGCCCCGACAGCTTCATGATCTCGGCAAGCTCGGCGTCCTTCGCGCCGATCGCCCACGGCTGCACCTTCAGGCCGGCGGTGAGGATCGGCGTGCCGCCTTGCTGCAGCCCACGCACCTGTTCGTTCCAGCGATCGCGCAGCGCCTGCACCTGATCCTTGTCAAGCTGCAGGTCGGTCGACAGCACGGCGCTCGGCCGCGCTTGGTTCATGTAGAAATTGATCTGTTGCTTCAGCATCGCGTTGCCCGCCGCGATGTCGGACGCTGCCGCCTCGATCGGTGAAGCGCCGATCAGCGGGAACGGATAGCGCCGCGAAGGATGCAAGCGCACGTGCAGCACGTCGCGCTGCGGCACCAGCACTTCGCCCAAGCGCTCCATCACGTCATTGCCGCCGAGCCGATAGAACACATCGCCGGTCGAGCGCACGACCTGCGGCGCCGACTGGCGCGGGCTCATCAGATGAAGCTCGTCGATCTCGTAGCGATCGTTGCGCAATGCCAGCGCGTAGGCGTTGCCGTCGAGAAACAGCGAGCGCGTCAGCGCCAGCATGAAATCGCTGATCGTTTGATACAGGTTCGGCTTGCGCAGGATGCGCGACAGCGCCGACGTGGTGACGCGATCGCGGCCCTTCTTGGTGTTCAGTCGCCAGTGATCGCCCGGGCACATCGCCACGGTCTGGCTGTAGGCCGAGAGCGCGGCTTCGACCATCGCCGACGAGCCGGACATATCGACCGGGTCATAACCAAGCTGCCACCAGTTGATGTTCTCGCCGACATAGGCAGGCAGAATCCCGCCCGTGACAGGTAGCTGCCACGGGCCGGGATGATAATCGCCCTCGCCCTTCGTGACGGGCGAGGGCGCACGGCCTACGAGCGGAACGTGCCTCATGTTCAGCTTGTCGATTCGGCCGGCCTCGATTGACGCGTCTGATACCCGCCCGGCTGCGTTGCCGGCCGCTTCGCTTCGCTCTGCTTGCGCTGCCGGTCGAGCGGATTCTGACTCAGATAGTTCGGGTCTTGCTCCGGGCTGCCGTCGGGCTCGTGCTCAGGGAGATGAACACCCATCGCAGCGAGATCGTTTTCCTCCTGCGTTGGAGTCGGCTTGCCGGCTTCCGGCGTTTCCGCCATCCGCGCCTCGCGAGCTTGGCGCTGCTCGGCGATGACCTTCTTTGCGTTTTCCTTCTGAGCCTCGGTTGCCTTGGCCCGTTCTTGTACTGCTTGGTCGCTTGAATGATCGGCCACGATGGACCTCCTTGTTTCAACGGTGGGGGAGTTGAAAGCCCCGCCAGAGTTGGCGGGACTCTCAGACGTCAACGCGCGAGATCACCAAGTGACGCCGGCCATCCACGCCACCACGCCAGAGCGGCGCAGCGTCCAGTTCAGCGGCATGATCAGCCGCAGCGCCAAGCTGTCGGTCTGATAGAGCGACCGCACCGGCGCGGCGACAACGGCGGGCGTGCCCGGCGTGCCGATCGCGAGCGGCAGCGTGTCTTCCATGTGCAGCGTGGCCTGATCCGAAATCTCGAACCGGGGCGCCTCGCCACCGACGGACACGAAGTCGGCGGCATCGACCGCGATCACGGTGCCAACCGGCACGGTGCCCGCAGCGATCACCGGGTAGGTCAGCAACTGGTTGCGCCCGATCTCTTCCTTGAACGGGAACGCGCCAGTGCCCGGTGCGCTGGTCAACGACAGCGTCAGCTTCTGCGCCGGGTTGATCAGCCAGACCATCTTGCGGATGTTGCCGTTGGTCCCGGTCATCAGCGCGCCGGCGATCTTCTGCAGATCGCCCACCACCGCAGCGAAGCCGCCGCCCGTCGTCGGCGTCAGAGACGCAACGCCGTTGAGCAAGCCGGCGGGACGAACCGCCGTCGCCGGGTTGGAATCGAGCAGCACGGCATCGATCGACACCGCCGTGTCCTGCTTGATCGCATCACGCAGCAAGCCTTCGATCGCAGGAATCGAATGCTCGTCGAGTTCGCGAGTCCACGTGGTGATCACGGCCATTTTCTTCGGCGTGAGGATCGCCGCCGTGAACGCACCCTGCCGCACCGGGATCGGCTGGCCTTCACCAACGAACGAACCGGCGATCGTCGGCGTCAGCGAGCGCGTCGGCACCGAGATGCGACCGTTGCGACCGAACGACAGGGAAAGCCCCTGCCCCGCAAGCGACGGGAACACCACGTTGGGATAGAGCGGCTCAAGGAAGTCGGCGTTGACTTGCTGGATCAGTTCAGCGGCCCATCCGACGACGTTGGTCATCGCCGGCGCACTGGCCGCCTTTGACGTGAAGTCGATGAACACCTTGGTCGCTTCGTCGTCGCCGTAGATCAGCTTGCGCATCTCGTCGACGTTGCGCTTCTCGCGGTGGGCGAACAGCCGCACCACGCCGTCACGCACCAGATACTCGATCGGGTCGATCGTCTTCGGCTTGAAGCCGAACGGCCGGGCCGAGCGCATCGACGCGGCGGCGATCGCCGAGCCGTTGCCCTTGTCGTGGCCGTTGCCATTGCCGTTGTCGGCGTCGTTCGAAAGCAACAGGCTCTTCTCGGACTCCTTGAGCGACGCGAGGCTCTTTTCTTCCTGCTTGATCCTCGCGTTCAGTTCGTTGGTCACTTCAAGGTCGGCGTCGCTGACATTGCTGTCGTCGACGTTCTTGAGATGCTCAGTCAGCTTGTCTCGGTAGGCGACGATGCGCGCCTGCGAGTCAGTGATACGTTGTGCAAAGGCAGACATTGACTTGCCCACTATGGGAGATGTGTCGGCGGGCTTGCCGGTGAGCCGACGATCGTGTTCGAGCGCGTCCCGGCTGCCGGGCTTGGCAAAGACGCGCTTGATCGTGTCGTCGGAAATGCTGAGAGACTTGGCGACCGCGAGTGCGTTCGGATTGGCCGGCACCGTCACCAGTGATGTCTCGACCAACTCTTGAGCGAGGTAGCGCGAGCCCGCGAAGGGATCGCCCTTGACGATCGGTTCGTGCTTTTTCGGCGCGAAGCCGACGCTCACGGCTTTGAGAATGCCGTGCTCGATCAGCGCGTGAATTTCATCGACGCGCGGAATCTTTCCTTTGGGCAGGAGATCGAGCTTGCCGCGCAGCTTGCCGTCGACCACGCGCAGGTTCGACCATGTGCCGATCGGCCAGTTGCTGTTGTGGTTGAACAGCGCGACCGGATTTTTCTTGAAGTTCTCCAAATCCCAGCCGGTCGACATGATGATGTCGTTCATCCGATCGGGCGTTTCATCGGACATGACGAATTCGCGCTCGACCACCGGCTCGGCGTGCGTCTTGCGCACGACGTTGCCGTTGCTCTTGATCTTGGCGCTGCGCGTGTCGGCCCAGATCACGCGGCATTCGTCCGCGTCCTCGCCGCCCTCTTGGCAGCGATCCATCCAGTCGGCGAACTCTTCGTCGTCCTCGGGCGTGAGCGACTTGCGCTTTTCCTTCTCGCCCTCGCTGAACATGGTGAGGCAGGCAGCGGTCGCCTGCTCGTTGTCGCGCTTGCCGTCGCCCATCATGTCGGGCACGCAGCGCTTCATAAAATCGGCTTGGCTCTCGCCCTTGTTCGGCTTCATCGGCATGGTCATGCCCTCCGTGCGCGCGAGCGCGCGTGTGCGCGCGCGGGGGTGCGCGCGCGTGGAAGCGTTCAGGTCTTGGTGGTGTCGGTGCCGGCTACTTCGGCTTGGTGCGCGCCAGTGTCGTCTCGGCTCTCGCCCGCGCGCGCGTGGCGAGATGCTTGCGATAGTGCTTGTCGCGGATGCGCTTCTTGCGCTCTTCCTCGGTCTCGTTGGTGCGCTTGCCTTGCGCGCTCAGCCAGTGCGGCGCGCCGGTTTCCATCTCGTGCGCGAGAATGTCGATCTCGTGCTTGTCTGGTTTTTTCGCCATGATCAGTCGTGCTTCTGCAACGGTGTGCCGCCGAGCCCGGGCGCCTGCCCCTGCCACACGTCCCAGCCCTTCCACGCGGTGCCGGCGATCACGACTTCCTGCTCGCTCTTGATGTTGATGCCGTAGGCCGGGATCGAGATCGCGGCGGTGCGCGGCACGACCGCCCGAAGCACGACCTTGCCGCCACCTGAACCGCCCCAGCCGTTGGCGACGGTGAGCGCTGTCGTGGTCGACGCGGCGCCGTTGCGCTTCACATCCATCGTCGGGAGATGCGTGAAGCTGCCGACGCGCCTGCCGGCCGCTGCGTGCTTGGTGAAGATTTTCTCGACCAGTGCCTTGTCGAGCGTGAGCCCGCGATAAAGCTGCAGTTCGTTCTCGCCGGCCTTGTCGAGCAGATGCTGCGTCGTTTCCCATTTCGCGCGGATCAGCGCCTTGACGCCGTCATAGCCGCCGATGCTGGAAAAGATTCTGTCGGCGCGCACCTTCGCCTCTTCCGGCTCGATCGCCGCGCGGGTGTGATCATTGAGCCGGCCGCCAAGCTCTTCGGCGGCCGCCAATTGGATCAGCTTGCCTTCCTTCGACGTCGAGCTTTCCTTCCAAGCTGACCAAAGCTCGTTGTCGATGCGGCGCAGGTCTTGATCCGATGGCACATCGAGGCCGCGTTCTTCGAGGATTTCCTTCGAGCGTTCACGCGAGAGATAGCGCGCCAGCGCCTGCGTGCGCTTGTAATCGTCGCCACTGGTGTTGTTGAGCGGATCATATTTCGACGGCAGCCGATCGAGCTTCATTTCGTTGATGGCGCCGCTGCTGGTCTCTTCGTATTTTTCGAGGATGTTGGTGTTGTTCTGGACGAACTCAAACTTTTCGCTGTCGTCCTTTTGGTCCCAGCTTTCGCCAGCGAACTCCTTAGCGCTCTCCATCAGATAATCCGGCGGCTCAAGATCGCCGGCCACGTCCCCGCTACGCTTCTCGAACGCCTTCATCAGCGCTTTGTCGATCTCTTCGCGCATGTCCTCGCTGAGCATCTCGTGCGGCGCGATCGGGTCCATGCCGGGCAGCGTCTGCTGATCCGGATCGAAACCTTCCGGCTTGCTCAGCGCGTCGTCATCGAACGAAAGCTCGGCATCTTTCTTCGGCCATGAGCCGCCCTGCGCTTCGTAATCGATCGACATCGCGTTGATCAGTTGCTTGTTGTCGAACGGGATCGGCGCCTTGCCTTCCTCTTCGCGCGCGTCGCGGATTTCGTCGAGCGCCTCTTGCGCCCATACGATGTCGTCGGAGTCGTTCCCGTTGCTGTCGGTCAACTCGCCGGCGACCTTGGCCATCGCTTCGTCCTCGGCGTACTCACTGCGCCAGTTATCAACCTCGCTGTTGTAGTAATCGTCCTTGACGGCTTCGATGAAGGCGTCGTGCGCCTCTTGCTGATCATCGCTCGACAGCGCTTCCCATTCTTCCGGCATGTAGACCATGTCTTCGTCGTCGTCGTCGCCGCCGCTCATGTCTTCGACGTTGCCGATCGCGCGCTGTTCGAGATGCTCGATCTTCGGACGCGCGGTCTGAAACTCGCGTTCGAGCTTCTCGGCGGTTTTCTTGTTCCAGTCGTCGCCGCCGACATTGGTCACCACCGGATCGAGCTTGACGGCTTCGTCACCGCCTTCCTTCGACGACGCCGGCTTCGACGCTGCACCACCACCGCCACCGCCGCCGTCGGTCCACTTGCCGGTCTCGTCGCGCGGGTGCTCGCTCTCGTCATACTCGCGACGAAGGCGTGCCAGTGTTTTCTCAGCTTCGGCGCGCGCGAGCGCAGCGCGCTGTGTCGGCGTCAACCGCGCCAGCGCGTTGCGTTTGGCTTGCTCCCACAGATAGCCGGTGGCCATCGATGTCATCGCTCGGGCACCATGATGGAAGGTTGATCAGCTTCGGGCGGGCGCGGGCGCGGCAGCGGATGATCAGCCCCAGCCTCGAAAGGGCACGAGACCGAAGATCACCAGAATGCCGACGATCACCAGCACCACGACAATGAGCATGAGGCCCTTGCCGAGAAAGCCTTCCTCGACGTTGATGTTCATCCACCACTTGATGACGAATGCGATGATGATGAGAACCGCAGCGGCGATTAGAAAACTCATGACGTCCTCCTATCCGCGCGGGCCCGCGCGCGAGGCACTGGCACCTTCGAGCGCCGGCGCGTCTGGCGCCTCGACCGCGATCGCGAAGCGGCAATCGACGTTCTGACTGACCGGATGTGCGCGCGTGCCAGACCTGAACTTGATGAAGTTGATCGACTTCGTCCAAGCCTCGGCGACCACGATGCCGCTGTCGGGCTTGGCGGTGATGGTGATCGGGTCACCCTTCGAGTCGTGCAGATCATTGTAGAAGTTGCCGTCGGTCGACACCAGAAAGGTCAGGTTCGCTTCGGTGAATTCCTGCGGCACAGTGATGCGGACGATGGTGCCGGCCGAACAATCGGCGCCGTCGGAAAGCGATTCACCGGCGGCAATGGTCGGCCCGTCTACGATCTGCAGCGTCATGGTCGTTCTCCGTTGGTTACTTGGTGCGGCAGCGCAGCTTGCCGGTCTGCTCGCGCGTGCGGCCGGCTGCGGTGGTGATGGTGTTGATCAGCGCGTAGTCCTTGCCGGCGGTGCCACCGCTCAGCCAGATCGTCACCGTCGTCGGCGTGAACGTCTCTTCGCCGCCGATGAGATCGGTGTCCTCGGGCAGCGTCCACACCGACGACACGATGGTGTCGCCGGCAAGCGGCAACGTCCAATCGATGACGTAATCGAGAACCTCTTCCGGGTCTTTCGGATCGTCCCAAGGCTTCGCCATTTTATGCTGCCAGCTTTGTCGATCGGCGCGGCGTCTCGATCGTCCTGTCGTCGCGTTCGGCTGCGAGCACGCGGTTGCTGCGCTCGACGAAAATGGTGCGCCCTGTTGCCGTGGCCACGATGATGCGTCCGACGTCCGGCATTGCGATCGCCCTGCTTGCGGCTTCGACACCGAGTGCGAGCGCACCGCCCTCGGCCATGATCACCCGGCTGAAACTGTCGGGCACGAGCACGCGGCTCGCCGCTGTGGCTGCGATCGTGTTGCTCGCCGTCGCCGGTTCGAGCACGCGATCACCGGCTGCGACTTCGAGCTTTCGATCGTCGACGTCGGGATAGAGAATCTGCCCGACGGGTGTCTGCGTGATCGCGCCGGCGCCTGCGATCGATGCACTACCTGCGGCAAGATCACCGCTGCCGACAAGCCCGCCGATCGCGACGCCGGAAAGGCTTGGCGGCTGCGCGACGAGCGCGCCGCGTGCGGCGACGTCGTTGACACCCTCGATGCCGACGACGATCGCGGCTGACGCGGCAAGCGCGCCGCTGCCGTGTGACAGCGACGCGCCGCTGCCGACAACTGTGGCTTGGCTGACAAGCGCGGCGCTGCCGACAGAACCGGAAAGGCCGGCGCCGGTGACGGCGGCTTGCCCGGGGTTAAGCGTGCCGGACGCGGCCCAGCTTGCAGCGCCGATGCCGTTGAGGCTGGACGCGGAAGCGGACAACGCGCCGGCGGCGAGCCATTGCGCAGTGCCGGTGCCGATCAGGCGCGCGGCTTGCGCCTGCAGCGCACCGACGGCGCCCCAATCCTTCAGACCGAAGCCGGTGACGTGGGCGCCCGCACACGCGAGCGCGCCCGTGCCGATCGAGAGCGAGAGACCGAGCCCGCTGAGCGTTGCGGACTGCGCGCGCGGCGCGCCGGTGCCCGCGATCGTGGTGACGCCTTCGTACCCGGTGACGGATGCGAGCGACGCCTGCAGAACGCCGGCGGCTGTCGAGGCCGAGATGCCGGCGCCGGTAATCGTGCTCGGCTGCGCCTGCAGCGCAGCGGAGACTGACCAGAAAGCGACGCCGAGACCGCCGACAACAAACGGGGAGGAAACGACCAGCGATCCCGACGCCGTCCAACTCGCAACGCCGGCGCCAGTGAGGGTCGATGCCGAAACGGCGAGCGAGCCGGAACCGTACCAGAACGCAGAACCGAGACCGACGACGCGCGCGCCTTGCGCGATGAGAATGCCGCTGCCGCCCCAACTCCAGACGCCGATGCCGAACAGGCTCGCACGCTGTGCGATGAGCGCGCCCGACGCGGCGAGCGCGGCAGTGCCGGCGCCGCTGACGGCCGACGGCTGTGCGGCGAGCGCGCCGGCCGCGCGCCAGATCGCAAAACCTGCGCCGGTGAGGCTCGATGGCTGCGCGATGAGCGCGCCAGTGCCGCCCCAACTCTGCGCACCAGCGCCGGTGACGCGCGCGCCCTGCGCGACGAGCGCGCCGGCGCCGAGCCATTCGGCCAAAGCCGTGCCAACGATGACACAGCTTTGCGCCTGCAGCGCGCCGGACCCGGCGACGATCTCGATGCCTTGAACACCGACGACCGTGGACGCGCCGGCGACCAGCACACCGTTGCCGCCGGTGCCGACAGCACCGACACCGACAACGCTGCCGGCGCCGCTCGCAAGCGCGCCGGTGCCGATCGAGCGCGAGACGCCGCTACCGACGATCGTGCCCGGCTGTGCGGCGAGCGTGCCGCTGCCGCCGTATCCTGCAGCGCCGCTGCCGGTGAGGCTCGACGATGGCGCGACCAGTGCGCCGCTGCCGTATGCAGCCGGCTGGCCAGCCCCGAAGATCGTCGCCGGCTGCGCGACCAGCGCGCCAGCGCCGATCGAGCGCGAGAGACCCGCGCCGCTAAGCGTGACACCCTGCGCGGCGAGCGCGCCGCCGCCGGATGCCTGCGCGATGCCGCTGCCGGCGAGCGTCGCGCGCGCGGGCGCGAGCGCGCCAGTGCCCGACGACGACGAGATGCCGGCGCCGGCGAGCGTGCTCGGCTGCGCCGTGAGCGCGCCAGTGCCGGCAAACCCCTGCCCGCCGAAGCCGAAGAGTGTTGCGGGCGGTGTGACAAGCGCGCCGCTGCCGAACGAAAACGAAATGCCCGCGCCGGCGAGCGTCGCCGACTGAGCCGCGAGTGCCCCGGATGCAGACCAGCGCGTCAGCCCGCTGCCGGCCAGTGTCGCGGCCGAAGCGCCAAGAGCGCCAAGCCCCACTGAGTGCGCGATGCCGACGCCGGCGATCGCGCTGGCCTGTACCGCGAGCGCACCGCTGCCGATCCAGCGCGCAACACCAGCGCCCGCAAGCGCGCTTGGCTGCGCAGCGAGCACGCCGGCGGCGCGCCAGATTGCAGCGCCACTGCCGGCAAGCGTTGCGCCTGATGCGGCGAGCGTGCCGCTGCCGAGCGATACCGAGATGCCGACGCCGGCGACCTTGCTGCTCTGCGCGAACAGCGCGCCGGTGCCGAGCGTGATCGTGATGCCGGCGCCGCTGCCGGTGATCGTCGACAGCGAAGCGAGCAGCGTGGCCGACGTCGAGCGCGAACTTGAGACGCCGGCGCCGGTGACGGCACTCGCACCGCTGAGTGGTGCGCCGGCGCCAACCGATGCGATGCTGCCTGCACCACTGAGCGTCGCAGTGCCTGCAGCGAACGCGCCGACACCGATTGAGCGAGAGAGGCCAGCGCCGGCGACCGTCGCGCCCTGCGCGGCGAGTGCGCCGCTGCCGATCCAGCGTGCGATGCCGGCGCCCGCGAGGCTCGCGGATGATGCAGCCAGCGCACCAGTGCCGAGCGATGCGACGATGCCGGCGCCGGCGACCGCCGCCTGTTGCGCCGGCAATGCGCCGGTGGCTTGCGATGACGAGACGCCCGATCCGGTGAGTGCCGCATTGCCTGCGGTCAGCGCGCCGTTGCCGGCGACGCCGAGCGCACCGGGCAATTGTCCAAGCGCGAGGCGACCTAGTGCGTCGAACATCTAAGCGCGCCTTTTACTCGGCTGGCTTGATCGGCTTTTGCTCCAGTTCGAACTTGCCGTTGGCGACGCCTTCCAGCGCGCTGATCGCCGGCAGCACTGCCATCCAGTCGGCGGCGGTGGTCGGCACGATCGGCAGCGCGCGCTGGATGTACGTCAGCAGCGCCGCTGCGCCTTGCCGGGTGATCGTCGCTTCATCCATCAGTGACTCGCCGGCTTGGCGAGAAGCGGTGCAATCATCGCCTCAAGCTGTTCAATGCGGCTCATCGATTCCTGCAGTGCGCGGGTGAGCGCGGCGATAATCGGCCCGACGTTCAGCGATTGGATCGCGTCGGCTTGATCCTTGACGCCGGCCGCCGCCGTCGGCAGTAGCGTCGCCTGTACTTCGTGCGCGATGAAGCCCCATTGCTCGGCATCGCTGGCGTTAAACATCGGCGCAAACTCGTAGCCTTGCTTCGCCTGCGGCACGTCGAGTTCGCGCGCGCGCGCCTGCAGCGCCTCTTCCAGCTTGCGCACCTTCTCGGACTGCGGTGTGTACTGCGCTTGCGTGTAGCTGATCGGGCGCAGCGCCTTGACGCGCTCCCACATCGAACCAAGATCGATCACGTCCTTCTTGATGCGGTAGTCCGATGTCCAACTCATGTTGCCCATGAGCGTGGCGTCGACCCACACTTGCAGCACGCCGCCGGTCCAACAGGTATTGAAGGCTGCGGTTGGCGTGTTGAACGCGCCGTTAACACCGGCGCGGCTGTTCATCCCGGTGCCGAGATTAACGTAGCCGTTATACTCCATCGCAAATTGCTTGTTAGGATCATTATAGATCATCCCCGAGCGCCCATTGGGGATGTAATGATATATTTGGACGTAAGTTGTAGAGCCTGCGGGGCCTTGAAGATACAAAGAGGGTTGGGTTGCTTCTCTGACAGCCATCGAGCCACCGACGACCTGCCCACCGCAAATTATATTGCCGGGCAAATCGAACATGCCGGAACAGCGGATGTTGCCCGACACGTTCCACAAACTGTTATTCGTGTCGTACCATGCGGCGGGCGTCACCCCGGCGTCCTTGAAAAATCCGGGGTAGCCGCCGCACGATCCAATATAAGCGGAGTATTGCCCCTTCACTTCGATGAAGGCGTTGGCGTCGGCGGCGTCATCGGTGAAGCGTGCAATCGCAGCCCCACCAGCGTTGCGCTTGACATCGAACAGACCTGTCGCGTTGAACGTCGCAGCGCCGGTGGCGCGGTTGATGCTGAACACGTCGCTGAGCACGTTGCCGGCATCGTCATAGCGCGTGATGTAGAAATTCGAGCCGGCATTGCTGCCGCTTTCCCCATCGCCCGCGCCCGGCATGATCAGCCAGCGGTTCAAGCCGTTATATTGGCCCCAGATCGCTGCCCCGGCGATGCTGGTCTTGTTCAGGATCAGCGACGGCTGCACCTTGGTGATGCGGACGTCGCCGCCGTTGACGGTGAGGCCGTAATAACACGTCACCAGACCGTTCGAGCGCGTGATGCCGAACGGGTTGATGGTGTTGATGCCATCATCGCGAAACGCGCGCATGATGAAGTCCGAGCCGACGTTGCTGCCGCTCTCGGCGCTGCCGTCGCCCATGAAGAAATCCCAGCGCACCAAGCCGCCCTTGTAACCCTGCACGATCGGCGAGCCGGCACCGGCGGGGGCTTTAATTTGCAGTGACGTGTAGGGCCCGGGAGATGTCACCACGAGATTACTGCCGAACGTCGCGACGCCGGTCGCGCGGTTGATGCCGAGCGCACTGGCGGCGCCGCCGCCGGCATCGTCATAGCGATAGAGCGCAAAATCACTTCCAGCATTGCCGCCGCTCTCGGCGGAATTATTGCCAAACTGCATCGTCCAGCGATCAATCCCGCCCTTGCGCCCAGTGATGTGGTTCTGCCCGGGCGCGGTGCTGTTCAGGTAAAACGTCGGCGACACTTTGCCGATGGTCAGGTCGCCGGTCAGCGCCATTGCAGCGGTTGCGCGATTGATCGTGAGCGGCACGTCGAGCAATGCACCGGCGTCGCTGTAGCGGCCGAGCGTGAAGTTCGAGCCGGCATTGCCGCTGCTCTCGGGGTCGAGGTTGCCAAGCTGCATCTGCCAGCGCATGGCATTGCCGGTGGTGGTGCCGTAGATTTGCGCCGTCTCGCCGCTCGCCTGCTTGCGCAGCACGATGGTCGGGTTGACGTTGTCGAGGACGATGTTGCCGTTGACCGTGTCGCCCTTGCGCGAGACGTAATCTTCCGAGCGGATGGTGATGAAGACCTGCGCCGATCCCGACAGCGCGATCGGTGCGTCGCCGTTGGTCGACTTGGTCACCGTGCGCCCGGTCAGTTGCGGCCCGGTCGAGCTATAGGTCGCGGTGCCGACTTCGCTGTTGGCCCCATCGGCGATGCCGTAGGAGATCACATCGCCGTTGGCGACACCGGACAGCGCGAAGCTCAGATAGCCGGCGACCGCGACACCGAGCGCGATGGTCGCGCCCGTGCCCGCCGTCGGCGTCGTCATCCGCGCCAGATTGAAGAGCTTGGCCGCAGCCATCGATCAGACCGGCGCGCTGTAGGTGAGGCTGGTGAGCGAGACTTGCTGCCCGGCCGAGATCACCACGCTGTTCAACGTGATGTCGCCGCCGCCGCCGGTCGCGGTGACCGAGCACAGGACGACCGGCGTGGCGGCGCCCTGCCGAAGCTCGGCCTTGGCGATGGTGCCGCCGGCCGCGTTGGTGTCTGGCGCGATCGCGTTCGCGGTGGCGGTGCCGTTCGCTGCCGCGCCGAATGCCGGGTTGGCGAAGGTGAGCGTGGCGACCGGGACGTTGCCCGACGTCAGAAACACCAGCTTGCCGGGCGGTGTGTTGAGATCGAGTTGATCGACCACCAGATCGCACATCAGGTTGCGGATTGCCGTGGGATGCGTGACCGCCATGTTATTTCTCCCCTGCATTGTCGGCGACGTCGCCGCTGCCCATGACTTCCGAGCGCGGCCCGCCCTCGCGCACCTTGCCTTCCTCGATCCAGCGCGGAATCAGCGCGCGCAGCGCGACATCTTCCTCGCGCGCCTCGTAGGACAGGCCGGCGACGTATTCACTGCCA